TTTCTGGTGGGATATCTTATGGAGAAGAGATATTCCGTGATAGATAAAGAAAATCCGGACTGGAAATTATCAGAATTTGTATATGATGAAGAAACTGATGAATTTTATTTTAATACTAAAGAAATATAGGAGGGATGGTATGGCAACGCCAGTATTGATCATTGGAAGATCAGGAAGTGGAAAAAGTACAAGCATGAGAAATTGTCAGAATGAACATTTCAATCTGATCAGAGTATTAAACAAGCCGCTTCCATTTAAAGGGGAAGTGAAAGGATGGTTCACGGATGATTACCAGCAGGTGATGAAATGTCTGTCAGCATCAAAGGCAGAATCCATTATCATTGATGATGCAGGATACCTTATTACAAATCATTTCATGAGAGGTCATTCTTCTGCTGGTAAAGGAAATGCAGTATTTGCCTTGTACAACGATATAGGAGATTATTTTTGGAATCTGATCCAGTTTATTGTTACGCGGGTTGTAGTTCTTTTTGATTTCGATCAGAGTGACAAACAACCGGAGTATTTTATGAAGCAGTTCCGGGATGATATTCGACCGGAGAAAAAATGGCCGAATCAGGCAACACAGTACATTTTAGTTCATGATGAGGATGGAAAATGTTCCAGATCTTTCAAGACTTTTACAACTTGCGTCAAACATTCCAATCCAGGATTTGAAGAATCCTGGGGAGATAACTGGGGAGCGCAGTTTAAAAATAAAAAGATCGGCGGGGTATTTGGCCCGCAGATGGATTATTATAACGGGCGTGAAATGGAAAAACGTGTGCTGCGGTGGTTTGTATCATATGATAAGGCTGCTGATGCACAGATTCCCAATTTGTCAGAAACACAGGCATATAAAAATCGTGTGTCGGGATATCCTCAGGGGTCTGTGCCGGCAGGAGACGGATTTATGAATATTCCGGATGGCATTGATGAAGAGCTGCCATTTAATTAGGTGATGTACTTATGGATATACAGATTGACAGTCGGGAAAAGGCAAAAGCGATCAAAAAGATTATAAAAACCTTCGATGAGGAAGATGTAAAGCATTTTTCCAGCAAACTTCTAGTTGGGGATTATATGAGTTTAGATAATCCCCGGCTGATCATTGATCGGAAGCAAAACCTTCAAGAATTATGTGGGAATGTCTGCCAGCAGCATGAGCGATTTAAGAGGGAGTTGCTGAAAGCCATGGATGCAGGTATACAGCTTGTGATTCTGGTGGAGCATGGATCAGATATCCGGTGTCTGGAAGACGTCTATTTTTGGCAGAATCCCAGAAAACATGAAGTCCGATGGAAAAATGTGAATGGTAAGAAAGAAAAGTATGTAGTATCTGCAAAAGCAGTTGATGGAAAGCAGCTATATAAATCTCTTTGCACGATACGAGATAGATATAATGTAAGATTCGAATTTTGTGAAAAGAAAGATACAGGAAAAGAGATTATCCGGATATTGAGTATGGGAGGTGGAATGATTGGCCAGACCATATAAAACCGGTCTGGATTATTTCGAGTTAGATTGTTATTTGGATGAAAAAATAAGACTGATACAGGCTGAATTTGGGCTCAAAGGCTTTGCGGTAATCGTTCTGCTTTTTAAAGAAATATACGGAGGGCAGGGTTATTACATGAGCTGGGATAAGGAAAGGTTGCTACTGTTAGTGTCAGAAAATGGTATAGCAGAAGGTGACACGAATTTAATATGGGAGATTTCCCAAGCCTGTGTCAGACGGGGTATTTTCTCCGCTGAACTTTTTGAAAAGTATCATATCCTCACATCCAGAGGAATACAAAAAAGATACTTCCGTGCAGTAGCCAGGCGCGGAAAAGTTGAAGCGAAGAAAGAGTACCTCCTTATTAATTGTACGCAAAAAAAAGTAAATGTTAACAATAACTCGATTAATGCAGACAATAACCCAGTAAATGCAAGCAAAAGTACACAGAGAAGAGAAGAGAAAAGAAGAGAAGAGAATATAAAGGCTGACGCCGCCCCTGAATCTTCAGAAATGGATTTGTATGAAGCGGAGGAAGATGGCGGATGGATGGATCCGGAAGATATCATTCTGTAAAGGTTAGCAGGGAGAGTGGGAAAATGAGAATGTATAAGTTTGAGCCAGAGGATGCAAGACGATTCGCAGCAGAACAACATATGAGGGCAAGAAGAAAAGGAGATGAACTTCAATTTCTGGAATGTCCTTACTGTCACGGTAGAGGGAAAGGAAATGAACATTCATTTTCTATCAATCTGATTACGGGACAATTTAAGTGTTTACGATCTTCCTGTGGCGTTGAAGGAAACATGATTACGCTCTCCAGAGATTTTGATTTTTCTTTAGGACTGGAAACAGACGAATATTACAGACCTAAGAAAAAGTACAGGAGCTTCAAAAAACCAGAACAGCCTTTGATTTCGAAAGAGCCAGCGATACGTTATCTGGAGAGCCGGAAGATTCCGGAAGGAGTGGCAAAACGGTACGAGATTACAACAGTAGCCGGAAAGGACAATATCCTGGTATTTCCGTTTTACGATGAAAAGGGAAACTTACGGTATATCAAATACCGGAAAACAGATTTTGACCGGGAAAAGGATGCAAATAAGGAATGGTGTGAGAGGGACTGTAAGCCAATCCTATTCGGCATGAAACAGTGTGATGATACATTTAAGCAGTTAGTTATTACAGAAGGGCAGTTGGACAGTCTGAGCGTGGTCGCAGCGGGAATCAATAATGCCGTTTCTGTCCCCAATGGAGCGAAAGGTTTTACCTGGGTACCGTATTGTTTTAATTGGGTGTCTAAATTTGAGGAGATCATTGTTTTTGGGGATTTTGAAAAAGGCAGTATGACGCTTCTGGAAGATGTTTCTCGGAGATTTCCAAATAAAATCAAGCATGTGAGAGAACGGGATTACCAGGGATGTAAAGATGCTAATGAGCTTTTGCAAAAACATGGGAAAAACGCTGTACGGGATGCCGTAGAAAATGCTGTATTTATTCCAGTAAAACGAGTGCTGCCATTGGCAGATGTGGAAACAGTAAATATTTTTGAACTTCCAAAGCTTCATACAGGCATCCATGAACTGGATCAGACTTTGTATGGCGGGCTGCCTTTTGGAACTGTATGTATTATCGCCGGAAAAAGAGGGGAAGGAAAGTCAACATTGGGGAGTCAGATAATGGCCAATGCGATTGAGCAAGGATATGTGACATTTGCTTATTCTGGAGAGCTTCCCAATTACCTGTATAAGAGCTGGTTTGATTTTCAGGTGGCTGGAAGTTATCATATTACAGAAAATGTAGGGAAATTTGGCACGCCAAACCGCTTTATCACAAAGAAGAACCAGGAACTGATTGATTCCTGGTACCGGGAGAAGGCATACATATATGACAGCCGGATCATAGACAGCGATGAGCATGAAGATCTTTTGAAGAGTGTCACCCAGGCAATCATGCAGTATGGGGTGAAGGTGATTCTGATTGATAATCTCATGACTGCTATGTATATCGATGAGAAACAGGGATCGGATAAATACGACCAGCAGGGAAGGTTTGTTCGTGAGTTGACAAAGATTGCAATCCGGTATGATTGTCTGATTCTTCTGGTGGCTCACCGGAGAAAAAATGCCTATACCTCAGATGCCAATGATGAGATCAGTGGCTCTGGGGACATCACAAACCTGGCTGGGATCACATTGAGTTATGACCGGGGGAGCAAAGAAGATATTGAAAAAGGGCTGATCGGGATTGACCAGAGAAAACTGATTATTGCGAAAAATCGTTTGTTTGGAAAGATAGATCTGAGGGGAATTCTGTTGGATTATGATGAAAAATCAAAACGGATCTATGGTCCTAAGGACGATGTGAACCGGCAGTTTGGATGGAATCAGTCGGATGGGTTTATCCCAACATTGGATCTGGAAGTGCCATTTTAGAGGTGATATATGGATGGAGAGATGAAAAAACATAGTGAGATGTTTAATGCTGCCTGGAAATTATTTTATGTATTCCGCAATGTTCGGACGGACGAAGATTGTGCGAGAGCAAAATATGCAGGCGAAAAGATTTATCAAAAATATCCGTGCCCATTGATGCGAGATCTGATCTGGGCAGTTTATAACGAATTTGATCGGAGAATGAAGAAAGGATGTAAAGATGGCTAAGAAACAGAAAGAGCGGACAGAACCTCATATCTGTTATCTGTGCAATGTACCAATAGAGCCGGATGAGAAATATGAGTTCATACAGACGAGGAGACGGAGTAAATTATATATCCATGCGGAGTGCATGAGGAAGGAGTTGGGCAGGAGAACATGATACATCTGATTGAGAATTATTATGCACTCCCGAATAACATGGGGTTTACATTGACCCTGGATAAAGGGAGAAAAGATAAAAACGGAGAGAAACTGTATGACACGATCGGATACTGTGGGAATTTTGAAGAAGTTGTTTACCTGTTGAAAAGAAGAGTGGTAGCTGACAGGTTAAAAGAAAAGTCGATGGAGCTGGATGAAGCACTGCAGGTGATCCGGGATACCACCAGGGAGATCACAGATGCTATGAAAGGTGTGTGGGTGTAAATGACCAGAGGAGATAGATTTCGTAATATGACAGATGAGCAGCTGGTGGAATTTATTTTTGATACAGGGATAGATAACCAGTTGGAGTTTTGCCAGGAAAAAGAAGAATGTTCTGAGAATGAGGATCTGAATATTCCAGAAGAAAATTGTAAGCAGTGCATGTTGGAATGGTTACAGGAAGATCTTTGCCGTGGCTGTTTCGGCGCCGCAAACAACGACTGCCAGATCTGCGACAAAGGTGGCAGGGAATGACAGTGCTGGAATACTTTGAAAGGAGGCAGAATATGAAAAATGGAGAAGGGTATCCGGATCCGACTGCTGGACAGGCGATAGCCAATGCCAGCAAGATGCCCAGGCATATCAAAAATATCTTCCGGGCATTGAATACGGTGGCAAGTATACACGGGTTGGAGATAACGGAGCTGAGGGATGTCAAAACCGGAAGGAAGTACAGGGGGTGATGGAATGGTATCAGATGAGATAAAGGCTTTTCTGGATTTCATAAATGAAAGCAAGAAACTTTATGCATATGCAGTTGACAGGGTGACAGAAGAAGAGAAACGGCAAATGGATCTGATCCATGCGATCGAGTTTGAAAATTCCTGCAAAGAGCGAAGTAAGCTCAGTACGAAATTGCATGGCTGTCGGCTGGATCGCAGGCGTTATAAAGACATACTGGAGGAACGGGAAGAGATCGTAAAATTCTTTCAGGATCCGCAGCATAAGAAGACGTTGGATCAGCTTACACAGCTGTTGGGAAAAGTCAGAAAGGTGGAGAAATATCATAGTAATCGGACATATTATCCAAGGGTAAAGAGGGGTGATTCCAATGGACAAGACGATTTTAAGTGATTACATAGATTGCTGTGAACTACTCAAAGAAACAGAGGAGGATATCCGGCGTCTCAGGAAAAAGAGAAAAACCATTGTACAGACGAATGTTTCTGGAAGTAATCCGGAGTTTCCGTATAATCCGCAGCATTTTAAAATAGCTGGTACAACATTCACCTATGAAGAAGATGCCAGATTAAGGATGGAAGAGCAGCTTCTGGAGGAAAGGAGAAAGCTATGTGCTGGTATGAAGCTGGATGTGGAAGAATGGCTGAATATGATTCCAAAGAGAATGCAGAGGATTATAAGATACAGCTTGCTTATGCTGCCATTATCCGGGCGCAGAAGATTGCCTATGTAAGAGACCAGGAAGATAAAACCATTGAAAAGGTGGAAGAGAAAACAGGAAAAATAATGGGAGAAAAATGGGAAGTGCAGCAGGCATGGGATAAACAGAATGAATTCTTAAAAGCCCAGGCCAGAGCCCAAGGAGAGTTTAGAGCTTTGGTTAAACAGTATAAAGAGCTTGCAGAAAAAACAGGCGGAAAGCAAGATGCAATCAATAAGTTAGATGCGATTTTAGGGGAATTGAGAAGCAATGCAATTAAGCAAGAAACAGAATGAATATATTGTAAATGCTACACATCGTTGGAATATTAAATCAGGAGCGGTTCGCTCTGGAAAATCTTATGTAGATACTGCATTTGTCATTCCGTTTAGAATTAGGGAGAGAGCTGGAAAGCCTGGATTAAATGTTATCTTAGGTGTCTCTAAGGAATCCATTGAGCGAAATGTTTTGCAGCCTATGCGTGAGATTTATACGGACAAGCTAATCGGAACGATTAACAACAGGAATATCGCAAGAGTGTGCGATGAAGATGTCTATTGTCTGGGAGCAGAAAAAATTAGTCAGGTTGCGAAAATCCAGGGAGCTAGTATCAAATACTGCTACGGAGATGAAATTGCAAAGTGGAATAAAGAAGTATTCCAGATGCTAAAATCCCGTCTGGACAAGTCATATTCTTGTTTTGACGGATCCTGTAACCCGGAGAATCCTACACACTGGTTAAAAGATTTTCTGGACAATGAAGAACTGGACATTTATCTGCAGAGATACACAATCTTCGATAATCCGTTCCTTCCGGAAGAATTTGTGCAGCAGCTTTGTAAAGAGTATGAAGGCACAATATACTATGATCGCCTTATTCTTGGAAAGTGGAAAAGGGCAGAGGGGGCAATCTATAAGAGGTTTGCAGACAATCCGAATTCATTTCTGTGTGGTGTCGTAGATGAATTTACTCCGGATCCAGAGCATAGGCAATTCCGAAAAGAAGATATCACATCAATAGAAATTGGATTGGACTTTGGTGGAAACCAGTCCGGCCACTCTTTTGTTGCCAGAGGATATACAGACGATTACAGAGATGTAATTGCCCTGAAATCAAAGCGGATCATGGCAAAAGATGAAAATGAGGATATAGACAGTAACAGGTTAAATGAGCTGTTCTGTGAATTCATTCGCGAAGTGATAGAAGATTATGCTATCTGCGTAAAGCGCGGAAATTACGTAGAGTACTGCAATGTGGAATCTGTATACTGGGATAATGCAGAAACTGTTCTTGGTAATTCTATCAGGAACGCTGTAGAAAAGGAGTTTCCTTGGATTTCCGTTCGCCCCGCAAAGAAGAAAACAATTAATGATAGAATCAGATGTACCGTCAAGCTTATGGGAGCAGGGCGGTTTTTTATTACAAAAGACTGTGGAACTTTACAAGATGCTTTCACGGATGCAGTCTGGGACAAAGAAATTATTGGCAAAGACGAACGCCTGGATGATGGCAGCACTGATGTTGATAGTCTGGATGCATTTGAGTACACGATTGAACGTGATATGAAATACCTGATTGAAGAGGTGGAAGATGTTTGATGGATTTAAAAGATTTTGGAAAGGATTAATGCAAATGTTTGGATATACAACATTAAAGCAGATTGTCGGTAAGGACATCACCCTCTCCGACAAGATGATTGATGCAATCAATGAGTGGAAGCAGATGCTGACTGGCCAGGCTGACTGGATCACCGACAGTGTTGTTTCTCTCGGAATAGAAGAGGGGGTTTGTCGGGAGTTTGCAGATTGCGCACTGGTGGAAATGGAAACCAGTGTAAGTAATGAGCGTCTGGACAAGATATATCAGAGGAATATTGCAAGTCTGAATGAAAATCTCCAGGAGGGACTTGCACTGGGTTCTTTTGTATTAAAACCCCTTGGCGGGATTGCTGCTGAATTTGTTTCTGCTGACAAGATTATCCCGATTAGCTTCGGGGATGATGGGAAGCCGATTGATATTGCGTTCCTGACCGTAAAAAAGGTTGGTGATGTGGACTATTTCACAAGGTTTGAACGACATTATTTTACGAATGGGAATCTGACCATAGAAAATAAGTGTTTTCATTCCCAGACAGCAAACGATATCGGTCTTCCTTGCAGTTTGGAAGCAGTGGAAGAATGGGGAAATATCGATCCTGGACCGATTACCTATCCTGGGATGAACCGGATGGACTTCGGGTACTACCGGAATCCGATTAAAAATAAGGTTGATGGTTCTGTCTGTGGTATTTCCATTTACGAATCTGCGGTGGATTTAATCAGAAAAGCAGATATCCAAGGCGCAAGGCTTGACTGGGAGTATGAATCTGGAGAGCGTGCTATCCATGTGGACAACAAAGCGTTGAAACAGGATAAATCAACCGGAAGATTCGGTATGGCAAGGCTTAGCAAGCGCCTGTATCGTGGCTTGAATCTGGAAGTTGGGAAAGATCAGGAACTTCTGAAAGAATATTCTCCAGAGATGCGGGATGAAGCCTTTAAGCGTGGATTGGAAGAATACAAACGAGAAATAGAATTTTCTGTAGGACTTGCTTATGGAGATTTGTCAGATGTTCAGGAAGTGGCAAAAACAGCAACAGAGATTAAAGCATCTAAGAATAGGAAATACAACCGTGTAACGGCAATCCAGAACAACCTGTATGATTGCCTGGAGGACTTTGTTGCCGGTCTTGCATTCTATAACAGTATGCTGAATTCTGGATATGAATTCTCCTGCAAATTCAACGATTCTATTCTGACGGATGA